GATCCGCTTCCAGCATTACGCTTTCCACCAATCTTCTTAGCGAGTCGTTCCTCGTGCTTCCTTGACTCCTTCTGTCCTTTACTCCGCATCGTCCTCCGACTCGACAACGTACTTCGAGCCAGCTTTGACGGTTTCAAGAACGTCCTTCTCCAGTAGTTCCTTAAGGTCAATCTCTTCCTTAATGGAGGCAACCATAGCATCTGCGCCTTGCCATTGCCTTTCGGCATAGCGATAGTAGGCGCCCGCTCTCTTGATAACCCCATTTAGGATACCTAAAGCAACAATTTCTTTAGCAAAATCATATGATCCAGGGCCGACAGAACCACCGTCTGCAAAATAGAAATCCATATAAGCGGTTTGAGATGGGGGAGCAGACTTGTTCTTTAAAGTTCTGGCCTTAATCGTCTGACCTACGCGACGCTTGTTATCTCCAGTTCCAACTTCAATCCACTCATCACGTTTAATTTCTACACGAGTAAAGTAACTGTAATTCTTACCCTTACCTCCCGGTGTAGTTTTAGGATCTCCATACATAACTCCGACTTTGTCGCGCCATTGATTAATCATCAAGCCTATAAAAGGGCGCTCCTCTTCAACAAGACTTCTCTTAGAGGCCTTGCCAACTTTACGGAAGAACTTGTTAGTCATGAGTGCTCCACGACCTACTGTGAATTCTTCCATCTCTTTCTCGTCTTCAGCGCTTGGTACCAACGCGGGTAAGGAATCAATAACAATGCAATCAATAGCCTTACTTTCCACAATTTGAATAACAGCTTCATAAACTTCTTCCATGATGTTAGATTCAATAACAAATACTCGTGACACATCTACACCGCAGAGCTCTGCGTAAGAAGGAACCCACTGCTCAGCAGCTACCCAAACAGTTGTAAACTCTGGATCACGTTTTTGATTTGCTGCAATAGTTTTAAACGCGATTGCAGTCTTGCCGTTGGACTCTTCGCCAACAATTTCATGCCACTGATTGGCTGGCCATCCGCCACCTAGTGCAACATCTAGCGCTAAAGAACCGCTAGTAAATCTTTCTGATAAATCTCGTATGTTTGATCCAACAACTACCGTGTTGTCACCAAATTTTTTATTTAACTTTGCTACTACTTTTAAGAGGTCCGTATTGAATGCCATAGTTTTCATTAACCCAGTTTACCAATAATTCCCTGAGGGTTCCATCCCCCTGTCTCTATTTGAAGGGCGGCTTGCGTAGGTCCAGCATTTGGCACGCTAATACCTTTACCGAGACCGCTACCGCTTTGTTTTAATGGATATCCACAGTCGTAACATCTAGCCCTAGCGCCTTCAAAACTTCCATAGTTTTTACTACGGCACTCTGGACAAGATGAAACCTGTACGGCGCTTTGCGGAAGATTAGGTTGAGGAGTGGGCGCCTGAGGCATCCTTGTCATGGGCTGTTGTGATGCAGGCATTGGAGGAATATTTGTCGATCTAGGTTGCGCTGTGCCTAGTTTGTTTGCCCACCAATCACTCATAGACGAATATCTCCTTTGACGGTGTCCGTGTCAATAATGCCCAACTCTAGCGCACCCGCAAAGGCGGCTAGTAGTGCGGAGTATCCTACCTGCCTGTACATGTCCTCTATATGGCCCTTTTCATGCTCTAACTGCTCTGGATCCATATGATTGTTTTCCATGAAGTAATCAAACTGCAGGGTTGCAATGCTTCTGGCGTTTATTTCGCTAATGGTTTCAAGGAAAGGGATTAGGGGAATGATTCTTTCCATCCTCTGATCGCTGGCCTCTTCCTCCATTTCGCTACCTTCGACGCTATCTGGCATCATCCCTACGGACATAGCCATCTTGTTTGGATCATCTAAGCCAGCATCGTAGAAGTACCAACGAGCTAAGGTGCTCATAGGCACTTCTTGTATAAAAGTCTCTTTTTTGCGTTTCTTTCGGCGCCAAATCACTTTGCATCACCCCAACGCTCAACTACCTTAATGTCTGCAACTAATGGAACATCCAGCATAGTTATGCCCTCCATGGCAGTTCTGATTGCTTCTACAGACTGTTCGACCAGGTTATCCGGGGCTAAAGTCACAAGTTCGTCGTGAACTGTAAGTATAAGTTTAGACCCTTGAGGCAGGAGCTTGTGTGCTCGAACCATAGCCATTTTGATTATGTCAGCAGCGGTTCCTTGAATCTTAGTGTTAAAGGCTTGACGCTCTGCTCCAGCCCTTTCCCCTTTATCGGTGGAGTTCATATCTGGCAAGTATCTTCTACGCCCTAACATCGTTGTGACATAAGGAACCGGCTTTTCTTTATCTCCAAGCTTTTTGGTGGAAACAAGAACCTTGTTTTTATACCTGCTAATTGACGGGAATCGCTCAGAGAACCTATCCAAAAGATCCCTAGCCTCTTGCTTTGTGCAACCTATTTGGCGCGAAATCTTGTCTGGTCCTACGCCGTAAGACATAGCAAGAACTAAAACCTTACCGGCTTTACGATCAACGCCCATCTCGTTTCCTACAGCAGTGTAAATGTCTCCTCCGGATTGATAGTTCTCAAGCATGATTGGGTCTTTAGACAATGATGCAATGACTCTGGGCTCAATTTGTGAATAGTCTGCAACAATAAATTTATATCCATCTGGTGCTTTGAATAGGTTTCGGATGGCTTTACCGTGAGAGGTGTGCGGAGACGGAACGTTTTGGAGGTTTGGGTCTCGACTCGAGAACCGTCCGGTTTCCGCTCCATGCTGTATGAAGTTGCAGTGTATTCGATTGTTAATGAGCAAACTTTCTTTGTATTCAACTTTTGATTTCCCTCCAGTAGTGCGAGTCACTTGACCGCCAAGATATGGGACTACATATGTGCTATGCAACTTATTTAAATCTGCATAGTTAAGAAGCGCGGTGACCAAAGGATCTTTGTCCCGATATTCTTCAAGAGCCTCAGAAGATACTGAGGCGTTTCCTGTGCTGGTGAGAAGAGTCTGCTTTAGACCTCTGCCACCTTCGGACACAGGGCTGTAGAGCAAGGCCTGCTTTTCAGCATTAGAGTTGATATTGAATTGCCGACCGGCTACACGATAAATCTCTGCCTTAGCGTTCTCGATATCTTCTGTTAAAGACCTATCAAGTTCTTCTAATGCTGTTCTATCTATGGGAGCTCCGGTCAACTTCATGTCACACAAAACACCAAGAACATCCATTTCCAAATTCATGATGTTCTCAACGCTGTTTTCTTTTAACTTTGGGGCAACAATCTTCCAAAGCAAAAATGTGTATTTGGCATCAAGGTAGGCGTACTTAGCTACCTCTCCAAAAGAATACTTTTCAACCTCGGCACCTACGCCCTTTTCCATAATAAAACCAAGTTCTCGCTTTAACGATTCAGCAAGGCTTACCTTGTTTTTGTTTCTGTTGTCGTACAAAAAAGAAGCGATCATCGTGTCAAAGTAAGGGGCTGGAGGTATTTCTCCTCCGTAATACTTAGCAACAGAAGTAAGATCAAATACTAAATTGTGGCCAATTTTAAGAATGCTGGTGTTAAACATAAGAGGTTTAAGGGAAGCAAAAACCTCTGATGGAAATAGTTGCTGTGGTGGGTCGGAAAATACCTTAGTTGCTTTCTTTGCGTCGCGTGAATAATCGCTAGGACGCGCTGGTAATCCAGCCTGTACTCGCTTCTCACCTTGACCGGTAAGAGGGTAAATTACATCTAAGAGATCACCATTTGGATGACCAAGAGGAATAACATCACAACGGCCATGAGTAGCAAAAGATATCCAAAGGACTTCATTAACAGGAGTATCGCCTCTACGATCTCCGACCGTCTCAACGTCAAAGGCCAAGGAATCTTGTCCAAGGTAGTACTCCACCATTTCATCTAATTGCTGTTTAGTCGTAATTATATTCATTTAGTATCCCCTAGGTCTGAAGGCGCTAGGGGGATCGTCTAGCGCCTTCAAACATCTATTTGTTAGAGCAGGCTGTTTGCGAGTTCTTCTAGTGCAGCGAAACTATCCTGACGGATATCTGCAATAGTGAACGGCTGGAATCCTGCAATCGCAGCCTCAACTTCCTCAACACTGAGACCCCAATCTTCTTGTAGATCGCGGGCCTTCACTGCCATCAAGTTGTACACAGTCTGTTGCTTCTCTCCCGTGCGACTTAACGCCCAGTAGTTCTTTGTTAAAGGACCCTGTGGCGAAAACTCTGCGGCATGCAACGTCTTGTACAACCGAGGACTTGCGATAATCATCTGTCGCTGGAAAGGCTTTCCGGACAGGTTGACAATTGAAAAAGCACGCTTAATTTCTGGCTTGCTTTTTAGAATTGTTTCCAATGGATCATAAGCGCCGACTCCGTCCCATACATAGGACTTGCGACCTTCTTTATCCTTGAGGAAGTGCTGGCGATAGCTAGCGAATGGACCACCTGCATCAATAAATTTGATGAGTTGGAATGTGGTCGAGTGCTTGTACTCGACAGGGAACTCCTTGAGAGTTGTAACAAGTTTCTCAGCGGCGTCCCATCCACCTTGAACGGCGGAAGTTGTTGCGTTGGTTGGACGAGCCTCAATTAGAGCGGTCTCGTCTACTGCTTGACCGTACGTAGAAACGTCCGGTGCTGTTGGGTTGACACCCATTTTTTCTCCTTTGTCAGTTGTTTCATCAGTTTGCAGTTTCCTCGGCACGAGATTGCTCCCACGCCTTGGCGATTTCTTCAGTGACCTTGCGGTACTTATCCCAGTCTATACGCTTCACGTGCAAAACGCCAAACTTAGTAAATACCGCTATCGCTGATTCAATCATCGATCTACTATAAAGGCGTCTCCCTAGCCGTTCTTTGCCGGTCTTGTCTACTTTCGTAGGTAATCGATACGGCGAAGTCGGTAAGTGACCCTCTTTCATCCACAACTTGATTGTTATTACTGGTCGCCCTAAGGCTTCAGCTAACGCACCAATTGTGAACAAATCTATTTCTTTGCCATTGGGCATTACGGTAGAGCGTGGATGTTTATCCCACGCAGTCTCTACTTTTTCTTCGACCTTTGGCTCTCTACGTTTCCTTTTACTTCCCGGATAGTAGAGATCACCAAACGTCTCTTCAATTAGGTCATCACTCATACTATAAGTGCGTAAGTAACCTTTGCTGGGAACATTGAGTCCACTTCGTCTTCTGTTAGTTGACCTTTGTAAACAGCTGCCATAACAGCATCTTGATCAACCTGACGAACAAGTGGAGCGCAATCATCGAGAAGATTTTTTTCTGTAAGAATCTTCATCGCAGTATCGTTATCTAAAACCTTTGATACTTTGCGTTGATTTGTAACTTTAATATCATCATCAAGTTCTAATGTGATGTGACCACGACCATCTACTTCGCCGAGTTCCTTTACGGCTTGATTTAGTCGTTCTTTTACTTCACCAAGTCGATCAGTTAAAAACTTTATCTGATCCTTAAGTGATTTATATTGCTTAGCTTCATTTGTCAGTTGTTTCTTGTCTAGTTCCATTGAGATCCCTCTCGTTAAGTGGTTGGAGGGTATAACCTAACAGACCCCACTGACAAATCAAAGGGGGTTTGTAAATGTCCGTTTAGTCCTTTTTCTCCACATAGGCTTCAAGCGCCTTGATAATCACGCTGGTCACTGTGACACCCTCGATAGCAGCCTTTTTCTGGACGGATATCCAGAGGTCATCGGCCACACGAATTGTGCGTGTTGGAGTCTTTGGTGCGTTTGGCATGCATAAATTGTATTACACAGAGTTGCTTAAAAGGAACTTATTTAAGCTGCTAAGGGAAAAATCTATACCGCCAGCCTCATTTATCCCCTCTCCGTCGATTACAGCGCTTGCTACAGCGTTTTTATGCTGAAGCATGTCGTGCTGTCTGACTTCTATGGAGCCATTAACCAACAGATCTTGAATAACTATGCTCGGCCATTTTGATGATGCACGCATGATTCGGCCGTTTCGTTGAGTAGCCCCTCCGGATGACCATGGCAAGTCGTAGTTGATGAGTAGGTTAGCAGCCGGTAAATCAACGCCATAACCGCCAGCGTCTGAAGACACAAGAACACGAATAGCAGGATCAGAGTTGAAAGCAACTTTATTATCCTCCTTGGTCTTTGCATCTAGTTTACCGGTATAGGTCTTAACACCGTACTCACTAAGTGCTTCAGATATTTTATCAACCATATCTACATACGTCGCAAAAACAACTAATTTATTGTCATCATCTTGATCAAGAAAATCTTTTGCATACTGGATTAATAACTTTAACTTTGGAGCCTGATCTACTCCGTCTAGATATCCACCTTCTACCAAATTATTGGCATATGAAGACCCTTCACCCGTTGAAGTTAAAAACTTTTGGGCGCTGGTTCGCAGTAAGTCCGGGTGCGAGCAAAGCATTTTTAATGCTCCAACCTTTGCCATAATTTTTCCACGCCACTCATTCTCGGCTGCGTTACCTGACGATCCCTGCATTCCATAATGGGCAAAGATATTAAAGTTCTTTCCAAACAGTGCAGTTGCTTCCTCTAAATCATCTAACAAATCATTTTTTATCTTCTCGTAGAGCTTAGCTCCTCGTCGATCGAGCGGGATGAGAATTGGCTCATTATGAATGG